TAAGCCTGGATCGTGTCGTTGTAGAGCATCTCGCGCATGACCTTGCCGCCGGTCTGTGCGTAGGAGACGCCGCCATCGAAGACCTTGGCGTTGCACGTCGTCGTGATGCCGTAGTTGGCCTGCGGGCGGATCGCGATCGTGCCGGGCGTCAGGGGTTTCGTTTCCGACTGCGGGCAGTACGCCACGAGCTGGTCGGTGAAGATCAGCAGGTTCTGGTGGCTGACGACGCGCCGGATGTCCTGCACCTTGTCGACGCTGATGCCAGCCCAGATTGCCTGCGCGTCGAGGCCCGTGCCGCCGTCGAAGTTCTTGTAGACGCCGACTTGCGACAGGTACAGGCCCTGCCGCCGCGTCTTGCCGCCGCCCAGCACCAGGCGATCGTCGTGGAAGCAGGAGCAGGCCGGCCATCCGCGCTTGGCCGAATACACCTGCTCCTGCCAGTCAGCAGTCGCGGTGGTGTTCGCCAGCGTTTCGATGACGGTGCAGCCACCCATGACCGTGTCGGAGGTTCGCGTCCCGAGAAGGACCTGCTTGCCGCCGATGCGGATGTAGAGCCCGTTCCAGCTGGTGTCGGTGAAGATGCCGGTGCTGGCCGTGACGGTGATGGTTCCGGTCGTCGCCGATGGCGCGACCGTGATCGAGCTCGCCTCGTACCGATAGAACGGACCAAGGTACTTTGCCGGCGAGCCGCTGGTGTCGAAGTCCCACGTCGCGATCGAGAAGCTCGTGGCGCCCGTGCGCGTCACCTGACGCGGCTGATGCTCCTTGTGGAACAGCAGCATGACATCGCCGGACTGGGCGGCGGAAACCTCGCGGATCTGCCCTGCCGTGTAAGGCGTGACCAGCGTGCCGCAGTCGGCACCGTCGCTCGAGCGGCGCACGCGCAAGCTGGTCCCTTCCAGCTTCATGACGTAGCCCTGGTCGCCGTCGAACTCGAACTCCAGCAGCTGTCCATCCACGCTGCCCCAGCTCGCCACGACGCTCTGGAGCGGCGGACGCGACCGCTGGCCGCCCTGCAGCAAGCCGCGAAAGTTCTCTACCCTCTTGGCCCCATTGCGCCAGCCCTTCACGTCGGACCGCATCCGCATGAGCGCATCGATCTCGCCGGACGCAAGGTTGGTCTGGAGGTTGACCTGACGCTGAAACATCAGCGGCGCACGGCAAGGAAGCGCCGCGGGCGCAGCCGGTTAGGCGCGTCCTGCCGGCTGTCGATGTGGCACGCCTTGGAGAGGACCGTCTCGTAGACGCGGCCAAGCGCGTCACGCTGCGATCCCGAATGCGACAGGGGGCCGCAGAAACGATGCATCAGCGCGGCCTCGAGAGCCTCGGTGAAGTGCGCGGGGAAGTAGCTCTCGTCCACGACGCGGGTGTAGTCGACCTCGACGGTGTCCATGCCGTGGTCCATGTGGACCTCGGAGCCGTAGACCACCCATTCGTCGGCCGCCATGTCCGTGCCACCAACATCGCGCACGTTCCACAGCGCGACGAAATCGGCCGGCAGCTGATAGGCGCTGTCGAAAGCGGTCTCGTTGGTCGAGGCGATCTTGTTGATGGCGACGCCGATCGTGGCAAAGCGCCACGGATGGCGCGCCAGCACCTTGCGGACAGTCGCGTCGTAGAGCTGATTCGCGACGGTGCTTTCCGTGCTGGAGCCGGAAAAGTCGACGATGGGGTTGGCCCCCAGCTCGACCAGCGCACGCGAGCAGATGTCGATCTTGGTGTCGGCCATGTCGTTGCTCCGGCCGGGCGACCGACGCCCGTCAGTAGCTGATGCGGTAGTTCGCGGTTCCCGCGAAGGTGCTTCCCGAGCAGTCGAGGCGATACTGGACGCCAGGCTCCGACTCTTCGAACCGCACCGAGACGCCGGAAGCGGTGACGGTCGTGAACTGGAGCAACGTGCCGGAGGTGTCGCGGGCGACGTCGATCCACGTCGTGCCGAAGTCGTAGGACTTCTGGAGCTTGATGACGAGGGAAGTGGCGGTGAGGTTGCCCCACAGCGCGAGATTGGCGACGCCAGCGACCTCGATGCCGGGGGACTGGCCGGCAGCAGCGAATGTCCCGGTCAGCCGACCGACGGCGCGATCCGAGCTGGCGTTGGCGTTCATCTGCCCCATGGGAGCCTCCGAGAAATGCGGTGGGGCCCCGCTTCGCGAGGCCCCACCTAGTTGGTCAGTCGGTGTCGGTGATGGTGAGCGCCAGCGTGTCGCTCAGGTCGACCACGCCGGACGCGTTCGACACGACGACGTGCCAGCCAGCCGTGCCCACCGTCGTGATGGTGCCCAGCGTGGCGCTGAACGCCGACGCGGAGATGCGGAGGATCACGTCGCCGGTCTTCAGCTGCTCGAAAGCGGCGTTCATGTGGCCGCTGGTGTCGATCGTGGCGGCGCCATCGTTGTCGCGGTCGATGTAGACATGAAGCGCGTTCGCGCCAAACGACGCGACGCGGAAGAGGTTCTCGGGGCGGAAAGCCATTGGCTGTTCTCCTTCCTCAGGTCTCGATGCAGTCGATCTGGAACACGCCCGTGTCCTCGATGCGCACCGAGCCGACGGTGATGCGCGCCTGGGCGAAGTACTCGCCCTTCTGCGGCACCCAGTCGAAGTTGGTGCGGATCTCGGTGTTCATGCCGAGCGCGATCGCCGACTTGTGGTACGCGAGCGTGCGACGCGTGGTCGACGCGAGCGTGAGGCCCGTGTACTGCATCCAGAGAATGCCGAGCCAGCGCTTCGCGGTGACGCCGGTCCTCCACGGCAGGGCATCGGGGCCGATGTAGTCCTGCGAGGCGAACTCGGCGATCGTGAGCAGGTTGGTCCACTGCTCCGGTGCGACGAGGCAGATTCGATTGCCGTCGTCGGGGATTTCGTTCGTCCCCATCGCTTCCATCAGCACCAGCACCTTCGCCCGGGTGAGGCCCGTGGCGGCGGCGGCCTGCTGCTGGCCAGCGGGCAGCGACGCATACGCGGCTGCCGTGACGACGTCGTCGACCTTGCGGCCGGCCGCCTTGGCGAGGGCGCCCGCGGCGAGCTGGCGCTCGTCCATGTTGGTCTTGAGCTCGTCCAGGTCGTTGATGTACTCGCCGCCGTAGTAGTCGGTGATCGTCAGCGACACGTTGGTGTGGTCGACGTTCATCACCGGCACGTCGCCATGCTTGCCCTTGGTGGACATGGTCCCGGCGCCGTACTTGTTGAACTGGAAGGTCTTGCCGGAGCCCATCTTCTCGCGGACGGTGCCACGCAGCTGCGAGCCGTCGCGCTGGAACGCCACGAAGGTCTCGTCGTCGAAGAGTCGGATGAAGTTGTTGTCGATCGAGGTCGACATGAGGGTTCTCCTTGAGCAGGTTGGGTTGAACCGCGCTGCCGGTTGGTCCCTTCACGTCGCCGCCGGTTGGTCCTTGCGGGCCGGGGCTCCCGGAAACGGGGCCGGGTAGGCGAATTGCCCCTTCGCCGTACCCTGCCCCTCGTGTCCGCGCCTATCGCTTATGAACCCTGCGAGTAGAGCCGCTGCTGGAGAGAGCCGACTTCGCGCACGAATGCCGGATCGCGGCGATACGGATCGCGGTAGCGCGGATCCATCATCATCTTCCGCAGATCGTCGCGGGTGCGAGCGTCGCCAGCCACCGCGGTCGGCGCACCTTGCGGCTGGTTGCCCGAAAGCATGCGGGCATCGACCAGTCGCTCGAGCGCCTCGAAGGACTTCACCGACGTCGCGAACGGCTTCAGAACCTCCCAGTCGTTGCCCAGCATCTTGGTGAGGGCCTTCTGGAGGTTCGAGATGCGCTGCGGGCCGTTCTCGCCCATCGACTTCACTTCGGCATCGATGTCCGGCAAGTCGTGCGAGATGCCGTCGACGTAGGCGGCAATGCCGGCCTCGAACTGGTTCTGGTTCAGCCCCAGATCGTGCGCGGTCGACCGCCACCACTTCATCATCGGGTTGGCTTCATCGAGGTTGAGCTCGAATTGCTCTTCCGAGTAGCCGTCGGGCAGCTTGACCTGATAGCCCTCGGGCTTCTCCGGCCGGGCCTTCATCCGGCCCTCCTCGAACTCGCGCTCGACCTGGCGACGGAGGTCGTCCGAGCGCGTGAACTGCTTGCGCTCGACCTCGCCGTAGGCCTTGCCGAAGTCCGAGAGGCGCGCTGCTTTGCGCTGCGCGTCGTAGAACTTCTCCGGCAGCCACTCCGGCCGCTTCTCCATCGCCAGCCATCCGTCGGGCAGCGGGCCTTCAGGATTGGCGGCGCGGCCGGCCGCGATCATGGCCTGGTCGCCGCCAGAGAGGCCGCCGGACTTCATCCCGCTGAGCGGCGGGGGATCGCCAGCGGGGGCTGCGGCAGGCGCGCCAGACGCGTCGTCCGGACTACGGGGATACGGGTTTCGCTGGTACATCGATGGCTCCTCTTTCCATCAGGTGACGCATCAGCCAGACCGCGTGGCGCATGCCTTCGCGGTACTGGAGCACTTCGTTGGATGTGCCGGGTGGATGCACGGTCCGCAAGGTCAGCTGCTCGAGGTACTCCAGCAGGAGAGCGCCATCCGGCCGCGACAGCGCTGCGTGCGCGGCCAGCTCGACCTTGCGAGGATGGGCAGGCTGGTCGACGCCGCGCTCGAGCGTCGAGCGCAGGCGCGAGATCACTTCCGGGTCAGCCAAGCGGTCCTGCGCCTCCGGCGCCCTGTTGCCCCATCTGCTGGGCCATCTGCTGCA